AAAATCTTTCACAATGCTAAATTTGACTACAAGTTTCTACTTGCAAATAATATCAGATGTGAGAACATACATGATACTATGCTTGCTGAACAACTTATACATTGTGGTAAGTCTTCTATAAAATATTCTCTTGATAGTGTGTTAGATAGACATCTAGACATTACCATGAGCAAGGAAGCGAGAGCTTCTTTTATAAATCACAAGGGTAACTTTACTAAGATACAACTTGTCTATGCTATTGATGATACACAGTATCTGATAGAACTTAGACAAAAACAGATCTTGATGCTATCCGATCTTGATTTATTAAATGTTCTTGAACTTGAGAACAAAGCGTGTCTTGCATTTGCAGACATGGAATACAATGGTATCTATCTTAATAAAGATAAATGGAATAAGAATATAGATATCGTTGCTAAAGAGCTTGACAAAACACAGCTTGAGCTCGATCAATTTATTGCACAAGAAGATCAGTTTTCTAAATTTAAACTTAGACAAATACAAACTGATATGTTTACAGCTACTAGTGAACTAAGACAAACAGATATGATGTGGTCTTCGCCTTCACAAGTGCTTAGACTATTTAAGGTTATTATACCAGAACTTGATAGTGTCAATGCAAAGCTAATTGCTACGCATAAGAATACGCATCCAATCATAGAAAAGTATATACACTTCAAGGAACAGAGTAAATTGCATAATGCATATGGTCAGGATTTTTATAAGTATCTGCATAAAGATGGTAAAGTTCATACATCTTTTCAACAGATATTAAACACCGGTCGTGTTTCATCCAAAAAGCCCAATATGCAACAGATTCCTAGCAGTAATACATACAGAAATGCTTTTGTACCTAAGAATGCTGATGATGTTTTTGTATCATCTGATTTCTCTTCACAAGAGTTATGTATTATTGCCTACGGATCTGGCGATCCTGTTTGGTTGAAAGCGTTAGAACAAGGAGCGGATCTTCACTCTATATGTGCAGAACTCATATTTGATAAAAGGTGGAAAGATGCTGATGGCAATGTAGCAGAGCGTAAGAGATTACGTACTGCTGTAAAGTCTATTAACTTCGGTCTTGCTTATGGTATGAGTGAGTTCAAACTTGCAGATACACTTAGTATACCTGTGAAAGAAGCTAAATCTATGATCAAGAAATATTTTACTGTATTTCCTGCAATCAAGAAGTTTCTTACTAATCTAGGTAACTATGGTAAAGACAATGGTCATATTAGGACTTTTGCTCCTTACAAGCGTATTCGTTGGTTTGAAGACTGGAAAGGCAAGGAGACTGATTTTGCAATACTTGGTAGCATAGAACGTGCATCCAAGAATACCCCTATACAGGGAACAGGTGCAGACATGACTAAACTTGCTCTTTACAAGTTGCGTGATATTATTCACGATAATAAATATCCAGTTAAATTAATTATGACAGTGCATGATCAGATTGACACAATATGTCACAAGGACTTTGCAGAGCAATGGTCTAATATTCTAAGAGAGACAATGGAATCTGCAGCACTGACTATAATTGACAATGGATTATTAAAATCAGATACTAACATAACAAAAGAATGGTCAAAATGAGAATAGATTTTACAGTTTTTAAGAAAATAGAAGAATGGTATGGGTCAGATGACTTTGAAATAGGTGTGCATAACGATAAAGCTTTGTATATAAGGTTTGGTTACTGGAATCAGGTAGATGATGCGTTTAATGCTTTCTTTCCAGATTATATAGGCGTCTCTGAATTTTTAGTAGATGAAGACGACGATACCGGTCCTGCATACATATATTTGATATGGCGTATAGACCCTTTTAAATACGTAGATAGTAAAATTTGATATGAAATTAATATTTCGTATCTTAAATAAGTATATATGAAAATAGATAAAACAAGATTATTACGACAGATGAAGACAATAGACATCTGGAAGGCTAATGGTTACAAAGGCACATTAGAAGCTGTAACAGGCTTTGGTAAAACCTATGTAGCTTGTCTCATTATTAAACAGATGAATGACAGAGTTCCTGAAGCTAGCACAACTGTTATAGTTCCTACAAGATACTTACGAGATCAGTGGGTAGATAGAATAAATGAGCTAGGACTATGCAATGTAACTATTATGGTTGTAAATACAGGCGTAAAGGCTACTAGAACAGCAGATCTTTTAATTCTGGATGAAATACATAACTATGCATCTGATGTGTTTAGAAATGTATTTACAAAAATCTTCTATAAATATATACTTGGTCTTACTGCTACACTAGAACGTAATGATAAGAAACATTACATTATTGAACAGCAATGTCCTGTAATAGATACTGTATCTATGCAAGAAGCATTATCTATGGGATATGTATCAAACTTTAAAGTATTTAATTTAGGTATAGAACTTGACGACAAGGAAAGATTTAAATATGAAACTATGCATGATAGTTTTAATAAATACTTTAAATGGTTTGATTTTAACTTTCAGACAGCTATGAAATGTTTGCAAAGTCAAGAATTCAGAGAGCACTATGCTGCTAGGACAGGTTATGATCCTAAAGGTATAATGAGTGCAGCAGTAAATTGGTCTAAGAATATGCGTTTAAGAAAGACATTTCTATACAACCATCCTTCTAAGATACGAGTTGCTAAATCATTGATTGAGACATTTGATGTCAAGACAATTACATTCTCTGAAACTGTTAAGTTTGCAGATGAGCTTACTAAAGCATGCTATCCTTGGGCGATATCATATCACTCTAAGATGGGTAAGTATGCAAAGATAAAAGCAATAGAACATTTTAATGATGACAGAACTGATATCAAAGTTATATCTACAGCTAGAGCTCTAGATGAAGGTTTTGATATACAAGATGTTACTCTTGCTATTATCTGTAGTGGTACATCTACTTCTAGACAGGATCTACAGCGCACGGGTAGAGCAATACGATGGGCTCCTGGTAAGACAGGTCTTATTGTAAATTTGTATATTCGTGATTCTCAAGATGAGAAATGGCTGAAATCTAGACAGAAGAAAACAGTCAATACAATCAACGTGAGTAGTATAGATGATATCAAACAACATCTAGGACAAGCCTCACTTAATTATTTAAACGTAGAAGAATGATTTTAGAAACACCCAAACAATACGTGGACTTTTTGACAAAACATGCATTAAGTCCATCACAGTTTTTGTTTTTGTATATACTTTATGAGAATGATTATGCATCCTTATATAAGTATGTACATCTGGAGGGTGGATTCACTACGTCTGAGTTACACGATATGGTAGAACGTGGTTATCTTATTGATGATAACCCTGATACCAAGTCATCTCTAGCTGATAACTATACAGTTACAGATAAGTTTATTAAAGATCTTTACAATACTGATGCTAATTCAGCATACGAAGAGTTCTTTGAAGCTTATCCTATACATATATATGTAGATAGCAAGAGACTCCCTGGTCGTAATGCGACTATGCGGACACGTAATTATTATAAGAAAAAAATTGCTACAAGAAGAGCTCTGCATATGAAAGTCATGAAATGTCTTGACTATGCAAAAGATAATCACTTGATTACTATGGGTATGGAAAAATGGATAGAGACAGAGCAATGGAAAACTATTTTAGAACTTATGAAAACAGATATAGATGGATTCGAATCTCCAAACGAAAAGATTTACTAGTCTTCAGATTAAGACAGCAGATCAGGCTATTAAGGAAGCCGATAAATTCCTAGAAGAAGGAGCTCTAAACAAGAGACCCTTCCTCGCTACACGGTGGCAGAAGGTAAATACTATGCTACTTGGTGGTTTTCACTTTGGACAAACATACTTTCTTGCCGGAGCATCAGGTCATGGTAAGTCTTTCTTTGTTAACATGTTGCACACAGACTTTACATCGTATTATTTAGGTAATCAAGACGTTAAGGTATTACACTTTAGTTTTGAAATGCATGCCAAAGATGAGATGATAAGAAAAATCTCACAACTTAATGATGTTGACTATAGAAAACTTGTATCATCTGATAGACCTCTTACAATGGAAGAGCTTAAACTTATTAGAGATAGTTATTCTCGTATGAAGAATAAGAATGTTTACTATGTTGAAACCCCCTCTACTAGAGATAGAATATATGCTACTATTAATGACTTCTGTAATGAATTCAAAGATAGTAAGATAGTTGTATCTCTTGATCACACTTTACTTGTTACACCAAATGCAGGAGAGAATGAAATACAATCTCTTGCAGAACTAGGAAAGATGTTTATACAAGTCCGAAAAGAATTTGGAACTTGTAACATATTAGTTGGTCAGATGAATGACAAGATGGAATCTAAGGAACGTAGAGATCCTACAAATCCTTCTTTACATTATCCTACTAAGACTGATATACACGGTAGCAAACAAATCTATCACTCTGCTGATGTGGTTATGGTATTACATCAGCCTATACTTCTTAACTTAGAATACTATGGTAAGAAGAGATTTCCTACAGTAGATCTTGTTGCTCTGCACTGTTTAAAGAATAGAACAGGTGTTGCAGGACTGACAAGATTACGTAATAATCTGACACATGGTAGGTTTGACACCTACGAAGAAAAACTTTTTTAAATTAAAATAAAATATAAATTATGGAATTACCCACTCAAGTTGTTAAATCAAAAACAGTAAACCCTTCACTACTAACTATCTTCGGACAATCAAAGGTAGGGAAGACAACCATGTTATCTAAGTTAGATAACTGTCTAATTATAGATACAGAAAAAGGCACGAAATATGTTGACGCTTTAAAGCTCCAAGTTAATAACACTGCAGAACTCAAAGAAACAGTGAAAGCTTTAAAAGGAGATGAAGGTACAATATATGATTACATTGCTCTTGATACTATTGATAATGTGGTTGCGTGGTTCGAAAAAGACGTAGCCATTGCTAATAATGTAGAAAGCTATGCAAAGATTCCTTTTGGTGATGGTTATAATCAGGTAAGAACTAGAGTCATGAATATGATTGCTGCTCTTATGGATTGCTGTGATCATATTATTATCATTGGTCACAGAAAGAAAACTATCATAGGAAACGATTCAGTTGAAGTAAATGTAAGCTCTCTTGATTTATCTGGAAAACTAAAGAATTATGTCATGGCTAAGTCTGACGCTATTGGTTTTGTATACAGAAATGAAGAAGGTAAACTACAGATATCTTTTCAGGCATCTGATGAGATTGAAGCAGGCACAAGACTGCCTCATTTAGCAGGCAAGATCTTAGATTTTGACTGGAAAAACATATACAAATCAAATTAATTTTGTATATTACATATATAAATTTAATATAATTCTAAATCAATTTTTATGTACAAATTAGTAGAAACTCAACCTAATACTAGCACTTATAAATTAATGAGTGCTGGTATTAATGAGAATGTTAGTCTTATGGACGTAACATTCGATACTCTAAGACAAGATGGAACCGGAGGTAATGTTATAAGATTTTATTTCCAAGACGAAGAAGGTGCTAAGTTTACACAAACTTACATGGAAGTTACATCATTAGAAAGACTACAAGAGTCATCTAAGAATGCAGCCTCTAGCGGAAGACCTTGGTCTTCTACACCTGAACAATTACATAAAGACTTAATACGTAATGTAGGAGAGTCTCTTAGACATATATTGTCTTCTTTTGTTCCAGAAGACAAACTAATTCTTAGTGGTGACACTTGGGATAAGTTTGGTCAAAACATTGTAGATCTGGTAGGTAACTCCTACGAAGGTCTAAAGTTTAAGGTAAAGTGTGTATATGATAAGCAGGGTAAATATTTACAATTTCCTCAGCGAGCAATACAACCTTTTATCTTACCTCAAGATAGTGCACAATCGCTTAGTATCTCTTCTAGAGATAATTTACAGGCGGCTGCACCTACTAGCGAAGCAGAAATCGCATCATCTGAGTCATCAGATAGTGGTGATATTTGGTAAGCTAGGTTTATTCTTATGTAAATAAGTTTAGTTTAAATTTCTAGAGAAGGGTGCCATATGGTGCCCTTTTCATTTTAAAATCAATTAATATGTATAGTTTAAATCAAGTTGTAACGAAAGAGTTTATACTGAGTAGACTAGATCAGGTACAAATACTAGAGTATTACCTGGGAATACGTGTTAATAGTAAGAGTGTTAGATCTCCTTTGCGAAGAGATAATAATCCTTCCTGTAGTTTCTGGGCGAATGGTAGTGGTACTATTTATTTCAAAGACTGGGCTCAAGGATTTAGTGGTGATTGGATTAAGATAATACAATATAAGTATGGTCTTAACTATCAAGAAGCACTACAGAAATGTGCAGAGGATTTCAATCTTATTAATGGTAATAGTGTTATATCTGTAGGTAAAATACAAGAGTATTCTAAAATTAAATTAGAACCCAAAGAGTCTGTAATACAAATAAAT